CTCTTGGTGAGATTTAATATATCTCTCCACCTATCAACTCATGTCGTTAAACATAAGGAGAATCGGAAACAGACCAGGCTTAAAGCCAAGGTCCGAGATCGTACCACTGAGAAACATGACTACCGACTACTTTCAACTTAACACGATCTCTCAAAGGAACAGAATTACCAGTTCCAGCTGAGAGCAAACCGCGGAGCCTTCTTACGAAGGATCTTTGGTGTGCAAGTCGAATTGCAGAAGGTAAATCATGATGGTTTTGGAGCGGAGAATTTTGTTCTTCGCTCTGTGCCGACTTCCAAAGTTGGGAAAGTAATAATCCAACCTGGTCAGACTTGTAGGTTTTACCTACTTCCATTACGTTCTTAACACGGTATCCTTCGACACCGTGTTTTAAACGTACAGGGGAGGCTTCATCCCAATTTGAGATGAAACCCCCATCCCCGAGTGTAGAGGGAATTCTTAAGCGGCAAAGCTTAGGAACCCCATGCACTAAGGTATCAAACACAGCTCGAAAGGAAGAATCACAACCGTAATAGGAATTACGGCGATGAGCCAACCGACGAATTGCGTTTGCCAGCCGGAAAACGGATGGAACGTCTGACAATTTATCTTTAAGATAAATTGGCGTTACGTCGACACCTGAATTGTAATGACTCCCACAGCTTTCTCGGAAAGTTGAGTCATAATGACTCTTCTTCCGATTTACTGTGAAACCGTAAAAGTCACTCATTTCAGCAAAAAGTTCTAGACACGCAATGGGAATAATTACATCATCCCCATAAACGCTAATACAAGAATCTTCGGTTGAAGATAATTGTAAATATTCCATGCAACTAGAAGCAATTGCAAAGAATATTAGGGTTTCCAATTCGAAGGTGAACGCATTCCCCATACTGGAGAATTTGTGCCAACGAGTAGGGACCCCGTCTAGAACACCATATTGAGACCGACATTTATCTAGCAAGAAGTGCCAAGGAGCGGGAAGTATGCTCCGAACCACCTCCGAAGAGATAGAATCGCTTGCGGAAGAAAAATCAATGGTAGCAAGAGTCTGGGTTTTACTTCCAGACCAAGCAAGCCGCTGATTCTTCGACTGATAGCGAAGGTCGATCCCAAACCTAAGAAGACGTTGCCGCATCATCGAGCCAATAGCTTTTTGAAACCAGAGATTAATCCCTGGTTCAATTGCTATGACCCTGTCTGTGGTCGCATCCTTAGGTACAGTGACAACTTTATTCCCTACTTGAAAAGTGGGATAATTTCCACTTGATAAGATATGAGTGAACCAAAGGGGATATTCCCCAATAAGAACACTCGAGGGAATTAAGTCGTACAGATCTCGCGTTATCCCAGTTTCACACTGGAATTTATTAGAAGCACTGGAGTTACGCGACTTTATTAAAGTCGAGGCTCCAGGACCCCAATTGGCGAAACTAAACAAGTCTTGAGGATCAAGCTCGCCAAGGATTCTCTCAACTTTACGGATGACTGCGTGATGCAGCCAAACGGCATGGCCCTTGTATTTAGGGTCGGCAGAGAGATTTCTAAAACGAGCATTGGTCTGCTTACACTGAAATTCAAAATCTTTGAATTTCAACATCGCTACCTCTTTGGTGTCGTAGCTTAAAGAAAAATCTTTAAACTTTGACAGAAATTTGGTGGCAGAGTAAGCATCGCGAAAATCTTGCACTTTGCAGTACAAGATCGGATCGCACTCCAACTTTACAAGCTGCTCAAACTCTTCATTTCTAAAGAGAATTGCAGCCGTAAGGCTACGAGGGCAGTCCAGCGCCTCAAGATAGTTAAGGATCGCAGCAGAGGTTACCTCTGGTGCTACGCGGAAGGTTCGAAGGCTCGAAAGAGCCCCAGAACCATGCTTTGGAAAAGACATGGTATTCTCCTAGAGTTAATGATACCTCTAGTCGGCCTAATTAGACAGCTCTTGCGAGTTGGCTAGATTAGAACGGCTGGTCATTCACGGTGATTGCACCAACGAGAGGCGTGCCCGACAAATCAGTCGGAACGTCATCGCTAGCGTTAATCGTCGTGATGAAAAACGACCGAACCAAACTGAGAAAAATGTTCCTCTCAGCAAGGGTAGATCGCTCCGGTAGCAGAAACTCCATGATCGCTTGGCAGGAATAGGCAACAGTCGGAGCCGGAATAAATCCGGTCGGCGTGGAACCCGTTACTGTTTCAGCGGTCGGGAGAACCAGCTTCGCCGTCACTTTGTACATACGGCTCGCCTTGGTAGGCGGACGTACGGACATTGTAAAAGCAGGATAGAGAAGAGCAATACCACCACTCCTTTCTACCCATCGCGCAACACCGGGGAGTATAAACCCCTCAGGGTCGAACGTCTTATCAACACCAACGGTAGCCGAAGTCGTTCTGACGACGGTTCCGAGGATTGTCGACGCTTTGATGGATGCAATAGCAGCCATTTGACAACTCCTTGATCTCAATCAAAGTAGTGCATCTGCCTTGATTATTTCTTGAAGGCCGACCTAAGCAAAGCTAGACCATTAGCCGCGTGAGTGACAGAGAAAGGATTCTTAAAGGTAGGAAAAGACACGGTAGGCGGAACTAAAAGTTTCGCACGATCGTGAATAATCCATTCCCTATTGAAACTTCCTCGTCCCGAACGCGTATAATTGTTAGGATTGGGTGGGTCGGGTCTCTTCTCGAAATAAACAGATGCGGTTATATTCTGGCGTGTAAAACTGTTTTTAAACCCTCCGACAAAAGCGGTACCATGCCACGCTGAAAGCGTTTCAAGGTAAGGCCCAATCGGAAGGAACCAGTCTACCACGAAAGAATATGGAAGGATTTCCCATACAAGGTTTATGGGGTTTGTGAAACCTGTCTGCGATAAGAATGTTGTCAACGGAGCATCTATTCCATAACTGACGCCGAACTTAACGGTGGTGGAGGTACAAATTTCATACACTCCAAGATCGGAAAGAGCGACTCCAGCTTGGGTAGGTTGGCCCCGAAGAATAGTCTTCTTAGTTGCAGACCCTCGTACCGTTCTAACTTGAGGACTTTGAACCATATAATTGGCCAAAGCCCGCATCGAACCGTCAATATCCATAAGCAAAGGTTTCCATCCATACTGCATCTGAAGCCAATTATTGGCTAGAGATTTAGTTTTGGACGGAGAACCAATGGGAATGTTATTTTGACGTTTCGGCTTGCCATGAAACATAGCATTAGCAGCGGCTGAGAATTGACCTCGACGAGTCGCAGTAATAGCCAGACGCAGACGGGTTGCTGTATCAGCAATCATTCTAGTAGTCTGACCAAACTGAGCCAAGTCTTGAGCAATGTTAGATTGTAAATCTAACTCAGCATTTGCTATAGCTCTGCGGATAGCAAGGTTAGAAGCATCCTCATTATGTGTAGGATCCGGTCGCGGAAATTGAAAGTAATTGGACGTCAAACCACAAGAAAAGGAGAAGTAAGTGCCATACTGGCCATTCACTTTCTGATTTAATAGGTGGTAAGCCTGTCCATCGTCGGTCGTAATCAAAGCTAAGTGATACGGATTTTCCGGCAACTTAGCGCGTTTCATAGATCGAAAACCCGGTGTCGTAGTTCCACTGTAAGAGCGGTTGAAGCTCTGATAAGGGAAAATCTGCCCATTCCAAGGAACGGGCGTATTCCCAAATAAAAGAGATTCTTGACCGCCGATAAAGGAGGAATTACGGGTTTCGGGATTCGGCCTTTGATTTGCATTTGAAAAACGACCGTAAACTTTCGACACCGCAGGCGACGATAATTTGTACGCCTTCGAGGATACAACGCGTGCATTATGCACGAGTTGTTGGTTTGTCGCACGTTGAGTAGGGAAAGGAGTAACCCGCGCTCGTACACGAGGAAGAGAAGGAGGGATAATGTAAGAAACCTGTTGGAACCGAATGAAATTCGGAGCCTCCAAGAACTTACACATCCAATCGTCTCCACTTGGGTACCAGCCATACGGGAACCAAACTCTAAAGAACGTGAGATAGTCCTCTCTACCAGTTACCGCCTGACTAAATACCAGATGCACAACAACTCGCATGCGCGTGGGAACGATGAAACGGCGTTTGAAAAGCTCAACTGGCGATCCACTGCCAGAAAGAGGAATTTCATACCGTCTCCAGTTGCCAAGTGCCACGAGTATATGGGCTTTATGGTAAAAAGGTAAGGAAGGACTATGGTAGGGAGTAACCCGAGCGATTAAGCTCGCAAACACCTGCGTGTAGGTTGCCATTAAACACCTCCAATAATGAGCATTAAATAAATCAATGCCCAAAACCAGAGGATAATAACGACTCCTACTGCAGAAAGAATCGCAACTAAGCGATTCTTTTCAGCAGGACGGGAGGCAGTATAG